ACAATATATTTATTTACACCATCAAAAATAATATATTCATTCGTTTCAATTATTTTTTCTATAATGTTAAATGAGTGTCTATTGTATATTTGTTCTATTTCACCTTTTGGAGTTTTAACACTTAAATTATTTTCTGTGTTTAATATTGGAATGTTAATATCAATAATATTTTCATTAAATTGTTTATTGTATTCTTTCAACATCAATTTATTATATTTATCAACTGTATCATTATAAAATGCAATTATTTTATTGGCTTGTTTTATTGGTGAATTATATACATTCACAATTTTATTAATATTTTTAATATCTTTTTCATTTATCAATTCATCATAAAATTCTTTTGTAAATGTATTTCTTTTATTAATCCATTTTGTATTATAATCATAAGCAATTTGTTTTAAAAAATTTTCATTCACTTTATTACTTTTGACAGGTGTTAATTGTGATAAATCACCAAATAAATGAAAATTTTTATATTGATGTCTAAACATATATAATATTTCATTTATTGAACAAATACCAAATTCATCAACATATATATTTTTTCTTTTATTGTTTTATTGTGATAAATATAATGTGCTATTGTATAAGCATTTAAACCATCTTTTCTATATTCAGTAATAAAATCATTAAAAGATGATAAAATAATATAAGAATATTTATTATTTTTTTTAATTTCATTTTTAATTTGTTTTTTAATTCTATAAGTTTTACCACCACCCACATATTCTAAATTAAAATTATATTGGTTTTCATGTAGGTCATAAAAGTATTTAGTTTTATCTGGTTTATTTTCATTCAATTTTAAATTAAAATTTTGTAATTGTTCTTTTTTATAACCTTTTGTTGTCTTCCAATCCTTAAAATCATTAGGATTATTATTTATTTTTGTTAAATCATAATTATTAGAATCTTTAATATAAAAACAATCTGTATTTATTTCTATTATGTCATCTTTTTTTAATTCCAATGTATTATTTTTAATCTTATTTTTAAAAATATATTCTATGCTTTTTTTTAATTCTTTATAATTATCAAGATTTTTATTTTTAATATGGTTCTTAAATTGACTAAATAGATTTTCTATTGGATTTAATGATGCATTATAAGAAAGGCTATATATTATTTTATTCTCTAATTTTTCAATATTATCAATTATATCTTTTGATTTATGAAATTTAGGATTATCCAAAATAATTAAGTGGTTTTTATATTTATCTTTAATAAATTTATTATAAAAACCACTAAACTTATTACTATTAAATCCTCCTGTATTTTTTTCATATAATCCATATTATTAGAATATTTATTAATTAGTATTTTGTTATAATTATAATTAAATTTTTTGTTAATATAATTTAATAATTACACCTTTGGGGAAATTTAAAACGCCGATTATTATTATAATTTATATGTAAATATTATAATTAATTAAAAATTGAATTAAAAAATATTAAATTATTAATTAATATTAAAATATAGATGAGCTATAGTAATAAAAATAATTTAGAGGAAATAATAGGGAAAAGAGTATTATTTATTGATTTAGAAACAACAGGAATTGTAAAAAATCATTGGGAAGTAAAACATGAAGATAAATATCCAGACTATAAAAAATTAAAAATATATGATAAAGCTAGAATAGTATCTATAGGATGGTTATGTGTAAAAGAATATGATTATTTTTATCAAATTACTCTTGATGATATTAATGAAAAAATAATAAAACCTGAGGGTTTTCAAATACCAATAGAATCAATAAATATTCATGGAATATCAAATGAAGAAGCAAATATTAAAGGTACAAAAATAAAAAAAATATTAAAAAAAGTTGGTAAAAAAATAAAAAAATGTGATTATATTATAGGTTATAATATATATTATGATATAAATGTATTATTGAGTGAATTATACAGAAAAAAAAGAAAAAAAATAATTAAAAAAATATTAAAAATGAAAGAAGAAAAAAAAATTATATGTTTGGGTGAAATATCATCAAAAGAAGCACAACCAGATGGATGGATTAAATATAATAATTATCAAATGCCAAAACAAACTGAAGTTTATAAAAAATGTTTTAACAAAGAATTACCCAATGCTCATAATGCAAAATCAGATGTTCTTGCTATGATACAAATTATGGAATGGATTTATGAAAATAAAATAAAAAATACATATATTAAATAAATTTGTAAATGATAAAATAATGTAAGTAACCTATTTAAAAAATATTTTTGTTTAAGATTATAATTAATAAATAATTAACATAATATTTATTAAATAATAATTTAATAAATATTAAAAATAATTTATTTTATATAATTTATAATTATAATTTATAATTATATAAAATAATATGGGTAAATCAAGTTCTAGTTCTAATCAAACTATAAGTAATAATGTTGTTGATCAAAATTATATGAATACATTAAATAAAACAATTATGAATTCTGCTGTAAATACTATTGTAAATAATGCTTCTTCTTGTTCTTCTTCTATTAATCAAAATAATTCATGTGATATGTCTGGTGCAACAATTGGTGGAGATTTTAATTTTTCGGGAGATCAAACTAATACTGCAAAAGTTGATTTTAGTTGTATACAGGCTGATAAAACTTCTGCAGATATGGCTACAACTATGATGACTTCAATGATTGCAGAAATGAAAGCATTAAATGGTACTGATGCAGCAGCTCAATTAAATACCGCATCTCAATCTTCTAATACATCTGGATTTGCTTCTACAGGAGGATCATCAAGCTCCAATTCAAATACAAATGTAGATAATAATATTACAAATGAAACAATTGTTAAAATAGAAAATATTTTTGAACAAAATCTTTCAAATAATTTTACTTCAAATACTGTTAATGAATGTATTGGAAAAACTACACAATCCAATTCACAAGATTTATCTAATATTAATGTTAGTGGTGATGCTACTGTACAATGTTTTCAAGCAAATAGTTTAGAACAAGTTCAAGAATGTAAACAATTATCTGAAGCAATTGCTTCTACAACTCAAGAAACATTTCAAGAACTCGGTTTAACAACTCAAGTTGCGAATTCTACAAGTATGCAAACTGAATCAACTGTAAGTTCAACATCTGAAAATGTATCAACTGGTCCAATTCAAGAATTAGGTAATATTATTTCTGGAATTTTTGGTTGTGCATCATTATCTTTTTTAGGTCCTATTCTTGCACCAATTTGTGGTATTATTTGTTGTATTATTTGTTGTATTATTATTTTTTTATTAATATCAAGATTATTTGTTGGCAGTAATAGTACAGATAATAATATAAATTTAGGTAAAAATAATATTGATACTAATATGAGTAATAATATGAGTAATAATATGAGTAATAATATGAGTAATAATATTGATACCAATATGAGTAATAATATGAGTAATAATATAAGTAATAATATAGGTATGGATTATGGTACAGGATTAAATAATCCAGATATAATAATGAATCCATATAATTCAATTCCACCAGTTAATAATAATATATTATCAAGTTTTGGTACTACAGATTCTAATTAAAAATTTTATAAAAATAATTTTTATAATTTATATATATAGAAAAAAAGAATATGGATAATAATTTATATATAATTATATTAGTTGGTTTAACTATATTTATAATTTCTTATGGTGGTCATAATCAACAAAACAATATAGAATATAATACAAGTTATTTTAATAATTTAAATATAATTAATATATATGAAAATAAAATAAATAAAATTTCAAAAAATATTTTATCAGATAAAATAAATTTTGTTAATATTAATAAATATATTATTACATGTGATATAACATTGCCAAATTTTATAAATAGTTTTTTTATTTTAATTAAGGCATATAATTATTTTAACATTTATAATATTATTGATATTACAAAAATCAAAACACATATGATGATAATATTTAATTATAATATGAATAGTGATTTAGAATTATTAATTAAAAAAGATGAAAATATTGGATATTTTTATGATTTAGAAAAAAAAATATCAATTACGGGAATTTATCATTTATATAATAATTCAAGCAATGATATTATTATAACATGTTTTATTATTAAAAAACCATTTTGGTATAATTAAATTTTTATTTTTCTAATAATTCTACTATTTTAGTAGAAATTTGTGGATTATCAAATATTATCATTTCCATTAATTTTGGATAAGATTTTATTATATTTGAAACTTCTATTTTTATATTTTCATAATATTTTATTTCAGTATTATTTATTATATCATTTAGTAGTTTTTTTATATCATCAAAATCACTTATTTTACAATCAAATAGTGAATATATAATAGCATATGAAAAATCTGTTAATAAAATTTTCATATTTGTAATAAAATAAATTAAATCTTCAAAAGCACTGATTTTATCATTTGAATTTAGATATAAACTAATATTTTTTACTATTAAATTATTTGGTTCTGGAAATTCAATTTCAATTTCAGTTTTAATTTCAGTTTTAATTTCAGTTTTAATTTCATTATTATTTAAATTATAATCTTTTTTGATATTATTTAAATTATTTGATTCAATTAATAAATTAAATGATCCTGTATTTATAAATAATTCAATATTAAATTTTCGTATATTATTTATATTAGTAAATTTAGAAAGTATTGTTTCAATATTTAATTTATCCATAATAAATTTAGAATAATAATTTGATTTTATAAATTCTTTTATCATTAAATATTCATTCGGAACAAGATTTTTATAATCAATTTTACTTGTTTCAAGAAAAATACCAAAAGGTTTAATAAAATTTTTATTTAAAAATAAAATTTTATTTATTTTTTCAATTATTTCATTTTTATAATATCCATGAGAATAACTAATACCAAAAATCATAAAAATTACACTCATATTATTAAATTTAAATTCATTTTCATTAACCATTGGATTTGATTTTTTTTGTAAACATATACAATCACTAATCCATATTTCATAATTTTCTATAATATTAAAAACAAATTTTTCTTTAATTTTATTAATATCAATTAATAAAAAATATTGTGAATATTCACTATTATTTAATGGTTCTGATAATAAAGTAGAGAAAATTATTCTTTCAATAATATTTGTTGATTCTCTTATTAAAAGAAGTTTAAATATTTCATAACTCATAATATCAACATTTTTTGATAAAATAAATAATAAATTATCTTTAAATATAACAATATTATTTTCTGAAATTTTATTAAATATTAGTCTTAAACAAGTTACAAATTGTGATAAATTAAAATATTCTCTTGTAAAATATATATATAATTTATTTTTTAATTCTGTATTAATTTTATTATTAGGATTAATTAAAGCTCCAATAAAACTTTCTGCATTTTCTAATTTTGATGAAAGATATATTTCACTTTCAAAAAATTTATTTATAATTATTTGAGTATTTACCATTATATCAGGATTTTTTAATCCTAATATAAATTCTTCTGGAGTTTTTAATTTTAATGTATATGTATAATACTTAAATATTTGATTTTGCAAATGTTCTGGTATTCTTTTATCTTTGTTAATTACTGACATATAAAACATTTTTGGAATTTTTAACATTGGTATAACATCTAATTTTGTTCCATAATTAGATATTGTAGATAATTCTATAAAATTAAATCCATGTTTTATTAATATTTCAAAAGTATTTATTATTGCTTCATATTCATTTATTTGAACATCTTTTCCAATCCAAACATTTTCATTATGTAATTTAAATTTTTTAGATTCATATTCACCCTTATAATTATTTAAAATAATATCTAAAACTTTAAATTTATGTTTTCTGGTGAGTTCTTTTAATATATTGCTTAAATCAATCCATTGTTTTTTACTTTCATAAAAATCCATATATTCATATGGATCTCTAGAATTATCTATTGAGTTTACCCAATTTTTCATATCACCAAAAGATAATACATTTAAATTTTTGTTTTTATAATATGTCTTTTGACTCAATTTATTAAAATGTTGTTTTGAATTGTGACTTGATATGTAATTCATTTTTAAATTTAATTATATATTTAAATAATTATTCAACATAATCTTTTTTCAATTTTTTGATATTATTATAAATAATTAAAAATTAATATACACTCAAATAACAAAAAATATATGCCTAAAATTTATAAAAAAATCTTTAAAAAATAAATAAATTATGATTATAAAAATACAGAAAAAGAATAAAAAATAATTATATTTTAAATAAACTTTACAAACAGTTCTAAATATTCTAAAATTAAAATTATATTTATTAAACCAGTAAATAATGAATTTTATTTATATTGATAAAAATTCAATGTTTTCAAATGACACTAAATTTTTTATGAATGTGTTGTTAAATAATAATAAAATTACTATTTGATTTATTATATCAATCTAAACTTCTTGAAAATAAACATCATAATATTATTAAAAAATTAAATCAAAAGCAGCTAATAAAAATAAAGTTATTTTTCTGTTTTATTTTGTTATAATTGTTTTTTATATTTTATTCATCAATTATATTAATAAGTTTTGATAAATATTTTTGTTTCATTAATATTGTTCCATGAGTCATATCATTTGAATCAAAATAATGACATTTAATATTATCTTTAATTTTTTGATAAAGTAATTCAGCAGGAATTACATAATCTTCTTTTTCTAAAATAATTGTAATATTTTTATTTTTCAATTCATTAATATCATATATCCAAAAATCTGGTCCAAACATAACTCTAAAACATACATATTTTAAATATAAACATTGATAAATCATAAAACATAAAAGATTATCTATTAAATATGTTGTAATAGGATATTTTTTTATAAATGGATTTTCTATATGTAATGACATTTTAAAATAACCTATCCAAAAAATAATTGGATCAACTAGAATTATTTTTTCAAATATATTACTTCTAAAATCTCTTCTAATAAATTCAGTTATATATGTTCCAAAACTATGAGCAAGTATTATTATTTTATTAATTTTTTTTGATTCTAAAAAATTATATAAAGTATTTGATATTTGTGTCAATGGTGGAAAATATGAATAATTTATATCATCGTAATAATTATAACTTGATATGTTGGGCAAAACAATAATTATTAAATTATATTTTTTATCAAGTTCCATTAACATTCTAAAATAAGGTACATATCCAAAACCTAATCCATGAATAAATATTATATTTTTTTTATTTATATCAATATTTTTACTTAAAAATCCTATTTTATTAATTTTTTCCCATTTAAATCCTAAATAATATGTAAATAATATATGTATTGATAATATAAATATTTTGAGTGGTAATTGTAATATTAATGGTCTAAAACTAAATTTTATAAAATTACTTCCCCATTTTCTATATAAATATCTATCAGTATCAGATGATTTAAAAGTACATTCTAAAATTAATTCTATTTTTTTAACTAATTTTAATATTATATTATATTTTTCACTTAAATTTATATCATTAATATTTAATCCAAATAATGAAAATCCTATTAAATTTATAATTTCTATTTTTGTTAAATTTTCTATTTGTAATTTTTCAATATTAACTTCACTATGAGTAATTTTATTATATATAATACAACCTCCAATTATATGTTTTAATTCTTCTTTTTTTAATTTATCAACTCTATTTATTATATTTTGTGTATCAATTTCTTTAAATTCCATATATTTTGGATTTACAATATTAATATAAATTATTAAATATGATATCCAATTTACTAATTCTAATATTAACCATATTTTTAAATAAACCAATAAATTAATTATAAACATTATTTTAATTATAATTACTATTTATTTAAATTAAAAGATAAAAAGTATAATTAAATTAATATTATATAATTTATCCACCTATTTATATTTTTTATATAAATTTAATATAAAATGTCTATTTATTATAATAAAAATACAATTAATATAAAAATAATTGATACTAAACTTGATAATTATTATCTAAATCCATATAATTTTACTAATAATTATTCTATAAATTTTGATAATAATCTAAATTTAATTATTAAAAATTTAACTTCAATTATTATCACATCAAACTATAAATTAAATAATATTTAGACATTTTATATACAAACTTATTCTAATAATAAAATATTATTAAAAAAATTAATAATAATAAATTATTTATTATTAACTGTTATCATTATTAAAATTATAAAACTAATAATAATAACACTTATAAATATCCATGTATTTATATCATTTCTTGATAATTCATTAAAAATTTTATTTATATTTTGAAAATTATTTGTATTTTCTATATTTTCAAAATTTTCTGTATTTTTTATATTTTCCATATTTTTTATATTTTCATTTTTTTTTAAATTTTCTGTTTTTTCTAAATTTTCTGTTTTTTCTAAATTTTCTGTTTTTTCTAAATTTATTTTTAAATCATTTAAAAACATTATTGTTTCTTGTTGATCAAGTTTATTATCAAATATAAATTTTTTTATTAAATTATTAAATAAAATATTATTATTTAATTCTAATAAATCAATATTATTTGTTTTCAAATTATTTATAAATAATTTAAAATAATTATTAATATTATTATTTTCTTCTTTATTAAAATTATTTTTTTCTTTATTAAAATTATTTTCTTCTTTATTAGAATTATCATCAATAATATTTTTGTCATTATTAATTTCTTTTAAAATTTTATTTCTTAGAATTTCATTATTATTATTTTCATAATAGTTGTATTCATTATCACTATTATTTGTATAAACAGAATCATCTAAATTATTATTTGATAAGGTATTATTATCATATTCAGTAGGTTTTTTATAAACAATATTATAATTATTCATTTTAATTTATATAAAATAAGGATAAAAAAAAATATAATATTTTAACTAATAAAAATATTTATTTTTATAATTTTATATAATAATTCAACAAAATTTTTGTACTAAATTATATAAAATAAAAAATGAATTACTTTAATCTATTATATAAATATTTAATACAAAAAATTGTTGGATTACTATAAAAATAAAAAGTAAATAAAATTAATAAAATAATTAGTTAATTAAAAAAGTAATAATACTTTGTTCCAATTCTACAAATGAAATAAATAATGATAAAAAAATATTTTTCTTTAACTATTAATAGTTAAATATATAATTATTTTAAATATGAAATTGAACTAATATAACTTAAATTTAATAAAAAACTTTTTAATAATTTTTTTTTGAATTATTAAAAAGTTTAAAATAAATAATTTATAACACTCAAAATAATATTATTAAAATTAATTATTATAATATTATTAATTTAATTATTTTTAGAAAATGTAAATTAAGTATTTTTATATAATAAATAATTTTATCAACAATATTATTTTTATATTAAATAAAAATAATATATTTTATTATAAATAAAATATATAATATATTTTATATAAAATAGATGGAACATTTTTTGTTATTTTTAATAATTCTTATAATAATTTTGGGAATATATTATATTTATATTGATAAATTTAAAAAAGAAAATTTTAATACAAATGATTGCGTGAGTAAAGATTTACTTACTTTAAATCCTTATACAAGATGTGAAATTTTAGGTAAAAAAAAATTTATGATAAGAGATTTAAGAACAAAACTATGGTTAATATCTGGACAAGAAGAAGGATTTAATAAATTTTTGCCTGGAAGATTTGGAATATCATTATTAATGTCTGAGAAACCTGATGATTATCTTCCTTTAAGAACAGTTGCAAATCCGAATGATTATTTATTATCTACATATACTGGTAATGGAATTAGAACAGTATCAAATCCAAATGATATATATTTTATAATTCAAGTATTTATTTTTAATGGTTATAATATTTTGGGTTATGTATATGAAAATAATAAACAAAAATATTTATATATTGATAATAATGGAAATATATCAAGTAAAAATGAACCATCAGAGGCATCAATAGTAGAAATTATTGAAATATAAAATATTTTAAACATTATTTAGATGATTTTGATATTTTATGTAATTTAACAGATTTAATTTCTGGAAATTTTAATACAATAGATTTATAAGTTGTTGAATTTTCATTTATAGAATCTTTAAGTAAATCTTCAAAAGTTGAATATTTATTAATTAATGTATTTCTTAATTTTTTTCCTTTTTCTGATAAATTTATTGTTGTAAAAAACATTCCTTGTGCTTGAGTTTCTATAACATAATCATTATTAATTAAATGTCTATTTAATTCTTTCCACCATATTTCATTTCCATATAATGAACCTGAATTAAATTCATTCCATTCTAACATCCAATTTTTAATTTTTGATTTTTTTCCTGTTAAAATACTTATACACATACCAAAACCAAATTTACCATTAGTTTTAAATAATGTATTTAATAACAAATAAATTGGACAAGTATAATCAACCATATTTATATTATTATTATGTAATTTTTGTTGAATACAATTATCACATGAAACACATGATTCAATAGTTTGTCCAAAACTTTCTAATATTATTTTTCTTCTACAATTTGTAGAATAAACATATTTTTCCATTTGTCTAATCTGTTCTTCCTGATAAGATTTTTGAATAGAATTTGTCATATCTTTTAATAAATATCTATTTATTTGAAAATCTTTTGAAGAGAAAAATAATACACATTCAGATTGTAAACCGTCTCTTCCAGCTCTTCCAATTTCTTGATAATATGATTCTAAATTTTTAGGACAATTATAATGAATTACAAGTCTTACATTTGGAATATTAATACCCATACCAAATGCAATTGTTGCACACATACATTTAACCTCACCATTAATAAATTTTTGTTGAACTTTTTTTTTATCTGTATCAGACATACCTGCATGATAAGAATATGCATTTATACCTAAATTTCTTATTTTTTCTGCAACTAAATCAGTATCTGCACGTGTTTTACAATAAATAATAATATATTCTCCAGAATATTTTTCAAGTAATTCTTGTATATCATCAATAATATTTGTTTTTCTTGGCAATACTCTAATTAATAAGTTTGGTCTATCAAAATCACCTATAATTAATTCAGGATCTGATAATTTTAATATTTTACAAATATCATTTTTTACTTTTGTACTAGCAGTGGCAGTTAGAGTTAATATTGGTATTTCTGGTATCCAATCTTTAATAATTTCTAATTTTGTATATCCTGGTCTAAAATCAAGTCCCCATGTTGATATTGCATGAGCTTCATCTATACATACCATTGATAATTCTTCTCTAATAGATTTAATAAATTCTTCTGATTTAGTAAAAAATTCTGGTGTCATAAAAATTAATTTATTTTTACCATTTAAAATTTCCATTTTTTCATTATTTTTTGTTTTTAAATTTGTTTCTGAATTAAAAACTGCAGTTTTAATTTTTTTATTATTCATTTCTTGTCCTTGTTCATACATTAATGCTATTAAAGGTGATATAACTATTACATTTTTTTTTGTAATTAAATATGGCAATTGATAACATAATGATTTTCCAAATCCTGTTGCTAAAATTGCACAAACATCTTTATTTTCCTCAATTACTTTTTTTATAATAATAAATTGTGTTAGTTTTAGTTCATTATAACCCCAATATTTTTTTAATAATTTATTATAATCTAATAATAACTCTTCATCTGTTTTTTTACATATTTTATTATTTTTTTTAATATTAATATTTAAAGCATTTTTTTTTTTTTTATCAATAGAAATTTCTTCTAATAAATTATTTATTTCATATTCATTATCTGAATCTATATTTATATTTGAATCTTTGTCTGAATTTATATATTTTTTTCTTAAAAATGACATTGCTATTTATAATATCTTATATAAATATTGTATATTAATAATATTTATCAATTTTTATCAATTTTTATGATATATCTAAATTATATATATCATAAAATATAAAAATTGATTTATTTTAAACAAATAACAACTATATTAATTAAAAATTTAAAATGGAAAATTTACCATTTACAGAAAAATATAGACCAAAAAAATTAGAAGATTTAGTACTTGATAATATTATTTATACAAAAATTAATAATATTATTAAAAATAAAGATATTCCTAATATAATTTTTACTGGAAATTCAGGTGTTGGTAAAACATCAACTATACATTCTATTGCAAGATTAATTTATCCTAAAGAATATCATGATTTTATTATTGAATTAAATGCTTCAGATGATAGAGGTATTAAATCTGTTCATGACACTATTATTAATTTTTGCAAAAGAAAAGTTTATTTTAAAGAAGGTTTTGCTCAACATAAATTATTAATTTTAGATGAGGCAGATAATATTACTGCAAAAGCACAAAGATTAATTAATTCAATTATGGAGAAATATCCTTTAACAAGATTTGCTTTTACTTGTAATAATTCATCTGCAGTTATTGAATCAATTCAATCAAGATGTATTATTATTAAATTTACTAAACCACCTATTGAAAAATTTATATCTAGAATTACTTTTATTTGTAAAAATGAAAATATTGATTATGATGATGATGCATTATTATATTTATTCAATTTATGTCAAAAAGATTTAAGAAAAACTTTTAATATGTTAGAATTAGTTCATAGAGCAGAATCTAAAATAACAATTGAAAACATTTTAAAAATATCAGATATACCTTCTATGGAAATATTAAATAATTTATTAAATTCAATTATAAATAAAGATGCAGTAACAATTTGCAAAATTGTGAATAATTTTAAAATACAAGGATATTATTCATTAGATGTTATATTACATTTTATTCAATTTATTAAAAATTTTAAAAATATTTCTGAAGAGCTTAGAATTAATTTAATTAATATTTTGGCAAATAAATCTTATATTATGAGTAAATGTACTACTAATTATTTACAATTAACAGCAGCTTTATTATTTTGTATTTAATAAATTATTTTGTATTTGATAAATTATTTATAATTCTTAATAAATTAATATCAATGTTAAAATCTAGTCATTTTATATAATAATATTATTAAAAATTGAAATAATAATTGAAATAATAATTAAAATAATAATAAAAGTAATAGAATATGTTTAAAATATAAATAATAATTATTTAGTATAATAAATGAAAAATATATGTTTAATATCAGGAAAAAAAACGTTTATTAAAGATATAATTCATGATTCAATTGAACTTACTCCAATTGCAAAAACTATTATTGATAATCCAATTTTTCAAAGATTAAGAAATTTACATCAATTAGGTGTATGTTATTTAATTTTTCCAAATGCAAATAATAATAGATTTGAACATTCTATAGGTACATATCATCTTACAGGATTATTATTAGAAAAAATAATTAAAAAATCAAATCATAGTGAAATTAATAAAAGTTTAATTGAAATAAATTTTATTCGTAATTATTTATTAAAAAATTTTGAACTTGATGAAACTGAAGAAAATATATTATTTTTAGAAAAAATTAATACAGTTTTGTTAGATGATTATCTAATAGAACTTATTAAAATAGCAGGTTTAGTACATGATATTGGACATGGTCCATTCTCTCATCTTTTTGATGATTGGCTTCATTCTATTCCTAATTTAAAATCTTCAAGTTTATTTTATCATGAGTCAAGATCAGTTGTGTTATTTAAAAATATAATTTCAAATAGAAAAATAAAATTTAATAATGATGAATATTTTTTGCATGATTTTATTGATGGTGATGCATTTGAATTTATTTCTGAACTAATAAATCCTAATAATAAAACTCCAAAAAATTTTATTTTTCAAATAATTTCAAATTCTATAAATGGTTTAGATGTTGATAAACTTGATTATCTTTGTAGAGATTCATTTTATCTTGGTTCAGGTACACCATATGATTTATCAAGAATAATATCTCATGTTCAAGTAATTAATAAAAATATTTGTTTTCCAGAAAAAATTTCTTATGAAATTTATAAAATTTTTAGATCAAGATATGATTTACATAAACAATATTATTCACATAAAACAACTATTTGTATTGAATATATGATTCGTGATATTCTTAAAAATTTAGACCCAATTTTAAAAATATCAGAGAGTATTAAAAATGAAAATATATTAAAATTTATTGATTTAGTTGATTCCACTATATTAAATAGTTGTGTTTTACTAAGAAATTTTGAACCAGTTTATTCTAAATGGAAAAAAGAAATTGATACAATACAAAAAATTATTAATAAAATAAATAATCGTAATATTTATAAATGTATTTATGGAGAAACATTTTATACAAATGAAGAAATAAGTAAAGAAGAATTATATAATAAATTTAAAATAAAATATAATAATAATTTATTTGATTTTGATTCTCCTAATATTATAATTGTTAAATTAAAAATTGGATTATTAGGAGGAAATAAATCACATCCTCTTGATTCAATTTATTTTTATGATAATAAAAATAATTCTATATTACTTGATAAAACAAAAATTTCACATTTAATGTCTGCTCTACATCAAGAAATTATTTATTATGTAATTTATAAAAAATAATTTTTATTTTTTTAATATTGAAAAAATTTTATAATATTTTAAATATAAAGTTTATACAACTTATTATAAAATAAAACTTATGAATTCTAATTTAGATTATAATTTATGTATAGATTTTGGAACTTCTAATACAGTAATTTCTTATATTGATAATTCAAATCTTAAACAAATTCAAGATGATATAACAGGGGATATATTAATTCCAACTACAATATATTTTATTTCAGAAAATATAAAAATTAATAAAGAATTTAATAATTTAGAACCTGAAATAGATTATATTATTGGTAATGGAGCTAATGAATTAATTAATTCAAATAAAGATTGGGAATATTATTTTTTTCAATTTAAACGTTTTTTAGGAATAACATCAAAATCTGTTAATTCTTATAAGGATTTTTTGTCAAGATATAATTTTGAATATGATACAGATATTGATACAATATATTTTTATATTCATTCATCTGATGATATTGATTATAAAATAAAATTTTCAATTTGTGATTTGATAAAATTATTTTTTAAAGCTCTAAAAAAAATAATTATTAATAAATTAAATTTAAAAATACAACCTTTAGATAATATACGTATTATTTTAACATGTCCTGCTTATTTTCATGATTTACAAAGATCACAATTAAAAAGAGCAGCAGAACAAGCAGGATTTGAAATATTTAAATTAATAAATGAACCAACAGCAGCAGCAATTTATTATATTTATGGATATATAAAAACAGAATTTGATGATAAATATATTATTTATGATTTAGGTGGTGGAACTATTGATACTACAGTTGTAGAATATTATTCTAATTCAAATACATGTGAAATTATTGATATTGATGGTGATAATAATTTAGGTGGTATTGATATAGATAATATTTTAACTTTTGATATTATATCAAAATATAAAATTGATAAATCAAATAATAAATGGTTTAATAAAATTAAAAAATATGCAGAAGAAATTAAAATTAAATTATCTACTCAAAATAATTGTATAATATATTTAGAAAATGTTCCAATATTAACTAAAAATTCTTTAAATTTTATTGATAATTTAAAAATTACTTATTCACGACAGCAATTTAATAATTTAATTAATGATACAATTGATCAAATGATATTGCCAATTAAAAAAATGTATAAAAAATATAATACAACTAATATTATATTTATTGGTGGACCAACACAAATTCCATTATTACAATCAAAAGTTAATTCATTTTTAAATACTAATATTAGTTGTTCTAATTCTGTTAAAATTAATAATATTATAATAAATTCTATAAAATCAAATAATTCAATATTATATAAAACAATTGTATCACAAGGTGGATCAATGTTGTATAATATAATTATTAAAAAAGAAAATTTTTGTTTATTAGATATTATACCTATGAATATTGGTATTAGTGATCCTGATAATAATTTAATTATTATGATTCAAAAAAATTCAAAAATTCCAATAAATATAGAAAGATATTTTTCTACATCTCATGATTGCCAAAGAACTATTGATATTGAAATTTATGAAGGATTGGAAGTTAATTGCTTATTAAATAATTTTATTGGTTCATATAAAATTATTGGTATACCTCCTTTACCAAAAGGAATGATATTAATTAAATTATTATTTAAAATAAGTTATAATGGAATATTAAATATTTCAATTAATGGTTTTAAAAATTCATCTGATGATTCTGCAAAATTTTATGATTTTAAATTATATGAAAATATAAAAATAATTCCAAATATTGTTTCTAAAGAAATTCTTAAAAAAATATCTTTACTGTTAAAAAAAAAATAATTATTTTTTTATAAACTAATATTAAATGACTGAAAAAAATAATTTGGAATTATTAGAATCTGATTTTATTGAAGATATTATTAATGATCTTTTTAAAATTTTTGGTTCTAACTCTAATGATTTTTTAACAAAAAATGAATGTAGAACTATTTTAAATATTGTATTTGAATCTTTATTTGATGAAAAATTAAAAACCAAAAATTTTAATTATATTTTTAAATTAATTTCTAAATCTAATGATAAAGTTATTTTGAGAAAAGATTTTGAACCGATTGTTCGTTCTTTTATAGTTTGTTTTGATGTTAATTTTATTACTAATTCTAATAATTTTAATGATAAAGTTTGTATTAAAATTGGTAAACATCTTCTTCCAATTAGTTATTATATTAAAAAATCTAATGAATAATAATTTTTAATATCCTAAAATAAATTTACCCAATCTTTAAATATGGTAATTTAATGATTTTTTCGTGCTAAATATTTATATAATAAATAATTTAAGTAATGCATTTTTTATTATATATAAAGAAATTCAACAAAAATTTTGTTGAATTGCTACACATTTAAAAAAATTGATTTTTAAAATATATGAAGTTAATTATAGTGATAATAATAATAATAATAATATAATAATAATATAACAATGGTTCAAATTTATGTTAAAACTCTTACTGGAAAAACAATTACTTTAGAAGTAGAACCTTCTGATAGTATTGAAAATGTTAAAGCAAAAATTCAAGATAAAGAAGGCATTCCACCAGATCAACAACGACTTATTTTTGCAGGTAAACAACTTGAGGATGGTAGAACACTAAGTGATTATAATATTCAAAAAGAATCAACATTGCATTTAGTATTACGTTTAAGAGGTGGAGGATCAAAACAAATTTTTATTAAAACTCTTCAAGGTAAATCTATTACATTAGAAGTTTCAGATAATGATACTATATTATCTATTAAAGATAAAATTAATGAAATTGAAGGAATTCCATCTGATCAACAACGACTTATTTTTGCAGGTAAACAACTTGAAGATAATAATACTATTAGTGATTATGGTATTCAAGCAGATAGTAGTATTCATTTAGTTCTACGTTTAAGAGGTGGAAATATGAATTTATTCTATTATTATTTATAATCTTTTAATAAATTTTCTGAGTAAATACTTTAAATATAATTTAAGAATTTTTATAATAGGACATATAAATTATGATTATTTTTTTAATTAAAAATAATTAAAAA